CTGCGGCAGCGGGTTATAGAATACTCGCTTAAATCATAGCGGCCATATTTTCTTTGGTGCACTGCGCCATATTCCCGCAGCGCCTTAGCGACCGCCCCGCCATAACTCCCCTGCCAGCGTCCTAGCTGGTTGCTAACAGTTCTACTGGCAGCATAAACATAATCGGGGGAAGTTAGGATAGGCTCGCCGCTAGAGTCACTCGGCCAGCGCTCGCTTTCGCCCCGCTGGAGAATGTCGCAAGCTGCGGTAATATCAGCCGCTCGGCTGCCAGCAAAGCCGGTGCAAGATCCATAGTTGCCTTGAGCCAGTGCGCGTAGCCTTCCGTCCTTGACGTAGCGCGTTCCCTTTAGAAGCTGGCTAAGTGCTCGAAAAGGATAAACGCTTTTATCTAAGTCGTAGGGCAGCGCCTGTAGCTGTGTTTTATACTTGCGCGGGATCGTGGAAGCATACAGCTCAGTCTGTTCTGGCTGCGGGAGCCACCCTTGCCCGCTCATTTACAGCGCCTCAGAAAACTCTAAAAAGATTGCAGCCATCTCCTGCCTGAGCTGGGCCGTAAGTGGCGCGGCAGCGGCATCCTTGCCGCCACCGGCCACCTGGGCGAGAGCCGCTCCCAGCTCTTTGAATTCATCCGCAAAGGCTGCCTTGTAGCTTACCCCTAACGCGCTCCGCTTTCCGAAGTCGTCAAAGACTCGCCCCACGTCGCCAGCGGTTGTAAGGCGTGGCTGTTGCCGCTTGCCATCTTCCAGGAGGTTATAGGCGAACGCTTCGCAGATTTGAGCGAGCACCTGGCGGCTCGGCTCGCTGGTGCGTTTGCCAACACCAGCAAGGAGCAGGCAGACTAGGGCAAAGGCTAGAAGGTGTTTATTTTTCATGGTATTAGATTCCTTAATGCTCCGCCCTTTGCCAGCAGGTAAAGTAATCCACCCCCTACCATTAACCACTTAATTAGGCTGGCGCTGTTTTTAATGAGGTCATTTAGTGGCCTGGGCTTCTCGATCTTCCAGCGCCTTCTTAGCTCTAGGCGCTCTTTTTTTCGCTCGTGGCGCTGGTCGCTATTGCGTATCATTTTTTGGCTCTTTCACTACTGCGCCCATCGATCCTATTAGCTGGTCCGCTATCATATTGTCACCGCAGCTGCGGCAATGTTCCGACAGCTCTACCAGTGCTTGCGCGCGGTCGGCTCTTTTGTTTTTAAGATCCACCGGTGCAGGCGTGTTTAAAAGCTGCTGCAAGATGCTTACTAGAATGTTCGATAGCTGGCCGTCTTTATTGTTCCTGGCTAGCAGCAGAATCACAATCGCCGCTGCCAGGTATAGCCAGGGATTACCAGAATCTAAAATGCGGCTTAAATCAAAATCCATTTTTTTTGCTCCCTATTCAAAATCGCTATTATCAATTCTTTCATAAAAACAAAGGGTTTTCGTAAGCTGTTTCTGAGTGGTGTGCGTGTGACTGCTAACAGTGACCGAGAGCGCGGGGATTGTGTGCGTGTGGCTCGGAACGTCATGGTCATGGCTGCCGATGCTGTGCGAGTGGCTGCCGCTGCTGCTCGTGGTTGCGCTGTCGCTGAAAGAGTGCGTGTGGCTAGCAATCGTGTGGTTGTGGGTCCAGTCATCCGGCTCGCCGTCTGCGTCATCATCGGCCCCATTGAAGCCAGCGACTTCCTCCAGGTAGCTATAGTCTGTCTCGGCCCAGGTGATGCTTTCGCTGTGAGTGCTGGTTGTGAGTGTTCCGCTGCCGCCGGTGGTCCCGCTTACGCTTACCGTGTGCGTGTGGCTGCCAGCTGCGCCGGTGGTCCCGCTGGCCGAGGAGGTTGTTAGCGTGCCGCTACTGCCGCTGGTGCCGCTGCTAGTTGTGCCGCCCGGTGCGGTTGCTCCGGTAGTCGTCGATGGGTCGGCGGTTCCGCCGTTGCTCGTTCCAGCGCTTACGCTGCAATCGTGCTTCGGTACTGCGCCCGACATATCAACGCCGCTACCCAGCTCCGCATTGTCGGTGCCATCCATCTTAGCCCAGCCGCTGCTGGGGCCGGATGGGTTATTCTGCGCCATCATGCGCACGGTACCTATCGACGCATCTTCATAGCCGCTAATGCCTGACCAGCTTGTGGTGGAGTCGCTGGGATCCTCCGTTTCGGCGGCTAAAAATATTTGGCCAGGAATTACGTTAGGATCGCTGCCCGTGTTGGTGATCGGCAGATAACAAGTAAACGCCGAACCAGACTCGGTGCCATCGAGATCGGACTTTTTTACCTGCACTGAAGCAATCACGCTACTTGTCGTGGAAGGGTAAGCGCTGCCGGTGTAGGTCCAGTAGCCCTGGGCTTTCACGTAGCTGATTTCTCTAACGGCTGAGCCGCCGCCACTGGCAGCCGCTGCCGCGTGAGTTACCCAGCGGCCGCTGCGGTAGTCACGCTCAAGTTGCAGGTAATCCCCTGAGCTGATTTGATCCTCTCCCAGATTCCAGGCAGTCTCTGTTCGCCCGCTGTCGCTTAAATCGCCATCGCTGGTAAGAGTTTGGATCGTAAAGGAGCCACTAGATAAGCTAGTCCCGCTTCTAGCGTTTACGTTGCCTGATGCTTTGCCGATTACCGCATCATCACGCATGGGGGTCTTATAGGCCCCTCGCAGCCGCCCGTGCTCCAGATTAGCAACTTGCGTTCTAAGACGCTCAAGATCGGCTTTTATTTTTTCTACGCTTTGCCGCGTTAGTGCGTATGCTTCTGCCACGCTCCACCCCTGCTAATTAGAGCGCACTGGATAATATGCTAATTGGCGCTGATGCTGTGTTATTATTGGTGATCGTGATTGCGTCCGGATCATACTTCAGCCCGCCGCCTGGGTTTAGGTTTAAGGTAGTAATCGTGCGGGCAGCGCCAGTCCGGGCCAGGTCAAGCTCCCCGCCATCGATAGTGGCGGTTGTAATTGCGCCGGTGCCGTTATGAATTAACGTCCCTGCCGTGATAGTGGCGGTTGTTACTGCTGCTTGCTCGCTTGTGGTAACTGTCCCGCCGTATACCTTAACGGTCGTTATGTCGGTGGCAATTTCACTGGTTCCGCCGTAGCTCGTAAGGTTAGTGAGCGCTGCACCGGCTCCTACCTTAACGGTTCCGCCGCGCTGGCGCACCGTGGTAATCGTGCTGGCCTGGCCGTGAACTGCTGCCAGTCCCACGCTACCAGCTTCCACGCTGATTACGCTAATGGCTGTCCCGATCAGGTAGAGACTATAGCGGCCTGCTCCAGCGGTTCCGCCAGTTGTCACGATTCGTGGGCTAACGCTACTCGAGCCGAGATCGATATAGCTGAGGCCGCTACCGGCAAACTCAAAATAAGTGCAGCTGATTTGGAGGTCGGCGGTTTTGCTTCCGATGGTCCCACTGTATCCATCTTCGACAATGAAATCAGCCAGCGCCGTCCCGCTTGCGTCGTATCCCGCTAGATTGTTGGAGTAACTAGCAACGAGCCGAACATTATCACTGGCAGAGGGTACGCCGCTAGGGCTCCAGTTTGCTGCTGTGTTCCAGTCCGTAGGAGTACTACTATCAGTGCCTAGCCATATTTTATCTGCCATGTTTTAGATCATCCATCCTGGGTTAGTGAGCTTTAAAGGAGCCCAGTTGATTTCTCGATATACGCCGTAAACTAAATAGACAGGCTTAAACCCCTTACGAAGCGGCATCCCCTGCCCGTCCAGCAATACAGGCTCGTTCGCCGTGAAGCCGTCCTCATCTTTGATGGCTACGTTGGGCCAGTTGCCGTTTTTTGCTTCATCCATGCTCTGCTCAATAAAGATAGCCTGGTTCTCGTCCCATAAGCCGGTGCGGCTGTGGCCACGATCTAACAGTTCAGCTCTCCACCCAAAGCGGTCATCAATATGAAACTCATACGATGTACGCCAGAATACTTTGCCGTTTTTAATGACGCGTGAGGCGCTAATGGTTTGCATCTTGGCGGTGAATGGTTTTATATCCAGGCGAAAGCCTCTAAAGCGAATCTGCAACGGGTCTTTGTTAACCGTGTCGTTATAGGCCGCAACTTTATTTGCGTTGAAGTTTTTTTCGTTTTTACTAATCCTCACAGAGATCCGGCTATAGTCGATTTCAGGAGGTGGATCGAAAGGAACATCGGCGCTATTAGTGATCGGCGCGCCGTGGCCCCTGCCTAGGTTTTCAGCGTTTTGCGCGGGAAACGGTCCGCCTCGCCACTGGTGATTAGCGTTTGGGACGTTGTTGGGGTTATCGATTCCCTCGATAACACCAAGGTAAACCCCACGGAATGCGGCGCGCGTCATCTGTACCAGGCTCATCTCTACGTCTATGCCTTGCAGCTCTACATCTTCTATATTTTCTCCGTCCTCGTCCAGTTTTACGTCGTCATCATCCCCGTCCAGTGGCCCATAGCTGACCGTGGCTCGCCAGTATTTTTCTGCAAGCGGTGAAACGCTCACGCTTTTACAGATGGCCAGCAAGTTAACATCGCTACCCGCCTGGTACGGCTGGCCTGTGATCGGCAGGCCGCACTGCGTCAGCACGTATTCGGCCCCGTCTGTTTTGTCGCTAACTTCGACGAGCCACTGCACCTGAAATTCTGGTACTGGTTCCCCAAGTGCCTTGGTAGCCTGCCAATCGTCTCTGATGATACTACTACTCACAAAGGTCATAGGTTCACCACCTTTAAATCACTTCTGTTACGGTCGATGTTGGCAAGGATCTGGTTTGTTTTTTTCTGTTCTTCTACTTGCTGCTTTTGTTTATCCCTCATTTCTTTGAGGTGTCTTTCACTTTGCCGCTGTGCGCTAAAGGCGGCACTGGTGCCACGCCTGGCAGCGGCAATCGGTTTGCGCGGGTTGGCCAGGCGGTCAGTCTGTTTGTTAGCCTGCTTCAGCTCATCCACCGCTTTACCTATCGCCTTGTTGTAAATGTTCCAGCTAATAGCACCTGCATTTACGAGGCGGTTTAGGTCGGCTACTTTTTCTTCAAACTGCTCCTGGGGAGTCATAAATTCGCGGGTGATGGCTTCCCCTTGTTTTTTGAGGGCGTCGGCTGCCTTGGCTTTTTCGTCTGCAATGGCTTTTTCTTTTTCTAGCTGATCTTCCAGTAGGGGCGTAATTTCCTTTTGCTTCTCTAATCCTTCAATGCGCCACTTATCCAGCTTATTTTTTTGCTTCTCTAATCCTTCAATGCGCCACTTATCCAGCTTCTTTTTTTTGCCAAACATCTCTTTAAAGAATTTGAACATTAGAATAGGTGGGGACCAGCCAAGAAGAATTTTGCCAATCTTCACTACCCAGGTAAAGACTTTTGCCAGCCCTTTCAGCACCGGGGCAATGGCTATCGTGAATTCTCGCCAGGCTCCCTTAATTGCTATTTTGGTGTCTGTCCAGGCGTCGTTTGCCGCTTCTACCGCTTTAATATCGGCGCGGCTCATAACCCCGTTAAGCTCGTCAAACTTTTTGCCCTGCTCCTCGATGGCATCACTGCCCTGGTTGAGCATGTTGACCATATCTACACCAGCTCGGCCAAATATCTGATAAGCCACGCGCGCCTTCTCGGCTGGGTTTTGTATTTTCTTAATCGCGTTAGCCAGGGTCATCATCTGTTGGTCTGGAGACTGCTGCATCAGCTCCGCGGCACTTATGCCCAGGTCATCTAATGCGTGCTTGGCGGTCCCCATGCCGTGGGCTGCTTCGGATACTCCGCGCGCCATTTTCTCTAGTGATTTGTCAAAGCTGGCCGCCTCGATGCCTGCAAGCGATGCGGAATAGCGCAGCCGCTCAAGCTCCTGAACGCCTATCCCTAACTTGTCCGCCGTCTTACCGAGTTTGTCCAGCTCGGCCATCTGATCCTTAACGCCTGCTATCGCCTTACCAAACGCCATAGCCGCACCAGCGGCCAGGCCAATCTTAGCAATCATGCTTTTGAGGCTAAAACTATTCGCGCTCTGCTGCATCTTGCTAAGGTCGCCGCCAGCCGTTTTCATGCCTTTACTAAACGGCTTGGTATTGGCGGTGATATTCGCGACTAGTGATCCGAGGTTAGCGGCCATATATTACTTCCCAAAAAGTGCTTCCATTTCTTTTTCGCTTTTGGCAGCATCAAAGCGCTTGCGTTTTTTGGTGCTGGTAAACTCTGGTACAAAATGATCTAGCGGTAGTATCTCACTTTCTTTGCTTGCTAGTAGGTTTCTTACGATTGAGCAGATAAAGCTGGTCTGTAGCCAGGGATCTCCAAACGGCTCAATACGGTAATAGGCAATCCATTCTGCAAACAGCTCCGCTGGTATTTCTTCTAATAACTTATCAACGTCCCAGGTGCCGACTAAAAGAGCTAAGCGGAAGGCAAATCTTCTTTTTTCGTCGGCTTGGAGTTTTTTTCCAGTACCTCGATTTCATCATCAGCAAACCCTACATGACTCATCGCAACGTCAAACAGCTGGCTTGTCAGTGCACCGTCAAGCTGCCCCAGTTCCGATAAGTCGTCATCCGTTAAAAGCGGCTCTTTGCTCTTTTCGTCTACTAGGGTTGCCACTAGCAAGCGCCTGCGGCTATCGTCTTTTACGTTTCCGCTTTTGTTTAAAACGGTTTTTTCAAAGCGGCTTTTTTCTGCTTCGGTTAAGGACTGAAAACAAAACGTAAGCCCCGCCACCTCTTTAGTAACAAAACGCCGCCGCGTGCAGCTAAATAGCTTCTCTCTGGTTGCTACTGCCATATTTCCATCTCCTCCAAGTTAGGCGGCATTGATACCTTGCTGGGTGTGCCGTATGCCGCAGTTACAGCCTCAACTACTTTTTGCATGATCTCGGCGCTATACCGCCGCACCATGCAAACAGGTCTACCTGGCTCGATGCCACAGTAGCCTGCGTGCATTCCATTGATACGAATCATACGCTGATCAGGTACCGCTGGCACCCTCTCACCGTTTACCACTTCCCGCGCTGGGTGATCCTCAAAGGTAATCACTGGCTAGGTACCCGCTGTAAATGTGAATCCAGCCGAATTGCCCGTTCCCTTGATTACGAATTCCACAAGCATGACTTCGCCCATTTCAGCGTCTGCACTTTTTACGCTAATGGGGCGGCCACCAAAGACCACAGTGCCCCCTGTGCTGCCGCCTGGCTTTACTGGATATGTGATCGTTACCGTTTCATCGATGGCAGAACCGTAGTCGTGATCGATATCAGGTACGCCGCAATCGCTGTACGCGGTTACTGTAATATCACCGATTTCTGCCAGGTCATCGACCATGAAGCGCTTACGCCCCGTGTCTGATAACTTAGTGATTTCAATCGGTTCCTTTGATACTTCTAGGCCGGAGATAGACACTATGTCATAGCTGCCTGCTGTGGTACCAAGTGTAAGGGTTGCTCCATTGCCTGTGTCTGCCATGTGTATCTTCTCCTAAAAAGTGGGGATGGTTTCCTGTACGTGGATTCTGAATCGTAGAGCCGTTAAATACTTGCCCTGGTCGCTATCATCTTCTGGCTTTTCGTAGCCGTGGCCGGTGTCGTCTAGCTGGCAGCTCATCACCTGCACGCTCCCCGCTGCCCCTCGGTAGCCTTGCAGCTGCTGGCGGATGGTGTCGGCCAGGCTATCTGCCTGGGTGCGCGTGCTGCTGTAGCAAACGATCTCCAGCATACATTCTTCAATGCCTGCGGCTGCTGAAACGGTGTGTATATGGTTGGTGTATATCTCGCTATAGGTTGCCGCTGGCAAGCTGTCGCTCTGGGCTAACACATCAGGGCGCAGGCGCGTACTAATCACATCCGTAACAGCGGATTTGGTTAGTAGGTACGTTCTGATATTGCTGCCGGTGGTTGCCATGTTTTATTTGGTCATCTGTTTGACGATTGCTTTAGGTAATGCCTGTTTGGCTTTTGCGGTGATCTTTGCGCGGACTTCTGAGCGGGCATTTTTAACGGCTTTTGTGAAATAGTAGGTACCTGGCACTCGCTCCCCTGTACGGTTTCCCCAGAAAATCCCCTCATGCCCATAATTGACCAGCCAGGAATGCGGGCCAATGGTCCACTCATGGCCAATAGTTACCCCGATGATGCCCGCCGCACTTGCTGCGCGGCTGTTTCGCCACTTGCTGGAGGGTTTCTTTTTAAGTGCTCGTTTAAGGTTTCCTGTTGGGCCTTTTGGTGTCGCTTTTCGGATTGCTCTAATTAATGCGGTGCCGCCCGCATTGGTTGCCTGGCGTAGTACTTTACGCTGCAAGCTGCCGGTAAGTGACTCAAACTGTTTTCTCATTTCTGGGATGCCCATAAATTGCAGGGCGTCTTTTTGGTTAATCATTTTGCCTGGCATTAACTATCCTCCGTACAGTGCAGCCAAAGCTGCTGCTGTCGCTCGTCGCGCCGCTGGACCTTCTCGATATTTAGCGTTCTGCTGGTGTCGCCATCTTCATAGACAACGCGCATTTCACTCGTTGGGAAAGTCCCCTGCTGGGGGTAGCGTATAATCACCAGGCTGCTGGTGGTTGCTTCGATCTGTGAGCCTAGAAAGGTTTCTGAGGCGGAAACATCCAGAACGCGGGCTGAGCACTCACGCACGCTTTGCCAGCTATCGGTGAGCTGCCCTGCCGCGTCTGCGGCTTGGGTGCTCTGCTCGATATTGACTCGCTGTCTTAGTTGGCCTGCCCGTACCACGTGAAGCTGTCTCCTAATACATAAGGGGCCAGTAGCGCATCAGCGCCCTGGGGGATCTCGGTAGCCATTACGCCGGTTATGGTTTGTTCTCGGTTGTTGAAATAATGGCCAATCAGTAACAGCATGGCCTGCTTAATGGCCTGGGGGACTGCACCGGCGGCCCCGTAGCCACAAACAAAACGAACTGTAGCCGCTTCCTGCTGCACTCTGGCAGCGGGCCAGGTTTTACCGTAGGCCGGGCGGATGGTGCCAGGCTCTCTGGCGGTGGAGACGTCATAATCACTGCTAGAGAATGTCTGGCTGTCTCCTGCTGTGTCGATGTATGTAATGCTGGTAACGCTTTGGAGGCTTCCATAGGGCAGGGCCAGCGTTTGCTGCCCTGCTGGCAGGGCATCTAGCTTTGCGTCATAGGTGGCGGTGACTAGTTGCCTGTGTGTATGCGCCTGCACTTTGGCGCGGGTGACTTCAATTAGGCTGCTGATATAGTCATCATAGTAGGAATCATCTAAGGCCAGGTGCCGCCGCACTTCGCTAACTTGCAGCGGTTCAGCCGCGGGGGCTGTCACTTCAGAGACTCCGTAACCGGTTGCGGTGTGGCTCATTTAGTAGCCTTTTTGGGTGTGCGTTTTTTTGGTTTGGTGCGCGTCGCGCGCAGTGGCGGTTGCAGGGTGGCCGTTTCCGGCTCACTTACTGCTTCCGCCAGGCTGCGCTCTATATACCGCGCCGCTGTAGCTTCATCGACTTCTACAACTTCCCCGGCTTCTTGATAGAAACCATTGCCGACAAAACTACACAGGAGTTTAACTTTCACCATGCTTATGCCTGGGTCAGTTTCTTAATGGGATCAGTACCGGCATCGATGACGCCAGAATCTGAACGCTTGAAGGCT